GGTTCCAAATATTTTTACATCAGTGATGGTGATTCCAAGGCGATGTACGTCAAAATGCATGCAGATGGAGTGAGTAGTGATAGGCTAAAGAATTTTGTTCTAATGGAGGATGAATTTCTCTCAATGGAACAACAGTCTGTATGCACCGGTATACCTCTAATTATTCAAGCTGGTGTACTTTCTAATAAAATCAAAGATATGTTTCCTAAATATGATTTCTCTCATCACGTCATACACCTCAAACAAATAGCAGAACCTACAAAAATAGTCAACAGGAAAATTAAATGTTAGTAAATATTAAATGAACCCCGAACTCAAGGATTTACTTGCCCTAGCCCAAAGGGGTCTAGCTAATGTCGGTGTATACATATCCTTATCACTCGCGTTATTGGGTTATTCTCGATTTTATCGTGGTAAAGGAGACACGTTTTATAATCTAGCTTTCATCATTATTAGTATAACTATGATGTTGTTGGCTTTAAAGGTGTTGAACACTTTATTGGAACATTTACATAAATTCAAAGCTAAACTCAATGAAGAAGATTTAAAACTATTAAACGAATTTATTATTATTCCACGCGTCTTACTTTATATATTGATTTCAATTTCATTTTTCAGTTTTTTTACACTGTATAGAGAACTTAAACAATAAACGTCTTTACATAATAAGTTATGGATGAGGCCAGACATATGGTTGTCGAAAAACCAGATGGATCCGTCGCGATAGCATTTAACCAAGAGGTTCCACCACCAGAACCACCGGAACCACCACCAGAAATTATACGACCACGACTACGTTTCAGATTATTACTAGAATATCACCCCGTTGCGCGTGCTCTAGCGTATATATTCGTACTTGCATCTGGTATAAATTTGGCTCTTTACACAAGAACAATAGATATTATCAATTTTGTGTTGATAGTATCTACGACGGGTGCTCTACATACTGAACATTCAGCATCTATAACAGTTATAGTGTTTCATGGTACGTGTGCGGGGCTCATGATAGTACCATTTTGTGTACTTCGAATGTGGGAACAAGCTATTTACCAATTTTCAATCGCTATGATGTGTATCACCGCATTTAATACATGCAATCAAATAGCGGAGCAATTACCTAATCCCTGAAAATATCACAGTCTAGCATTTTGAAGAGATTCCATAACATCATTTTATGTTGTGGACTTTCAACACATTCCCAGTCATCAACTATAGATATGATGAGTTTGTTATCATCAAGCTCATCATTTTTACGAAAACTGAGAGGTGCACGTTCTCCCTCACTCCTAACATTTCTAATGTAATCCGCCACAGTGTAAATAATAGCATCTAAAAGCTCCTCTTTGGCCATTTCCATCCATGAATCTTTTGGAGTGCCCCACGTTTGGGTATCATCATCGACTCTCACACCGTGATTATAACGTTTCAACCCGAGCTCTAGCCGCCCCAATATTTCTGAGCGCGTTTCCATTTCCTCTAATATTATTCATACCCTTTAACCATTTTTTCTTTAAAGCTGCAAACTGCTTAGCAGTCAAAATTTTATTTCTGCGAAGAGCTTCATTAGCAGCTGCTTGTCTCCACTTATTTTTCATATTATTAGGGACCCCGGTGACGTTTACATTTTTCATCACGTAATTTCTTTCAAGGTTACGCTTTCTCTGCATTTTCCATCGTGAAACCATATCCTTCTTGATTCTATTAACGACCATCTTTTTCGCTACACCAAGTGCCTTATTTTTATCATTGGAATTAACTCTAGATGCAGCATTCTTGATGTTTCTAACGTCTTGAGTGAGGTTAGGTTTGTATCTGTTCATCCACGCCTTACCGTACTGCTTCTCAAGGTCCTTACGAATAGAATTGTCGTCTAATCCAACCCTCTTTACCCTCTCTTTCATCTTTTCAGTTTGAACCTGTGTTTTCTTTTCCTTCTGTACGTTCCTCTTTGTAGGCTTGGGTGGAGGAGGAGGTTTGGGCTTTGCGAGATTATTACGACTCTTCTCAATCTGTTTACAAAGGGCATCCTTCGTCTGCTTACCCGATGTATTTATCTTAAGTAATGCAGCAAACTGTTTGATTTCAGTTAATGTCTTATCACGACACAGTTTACCACCGATGCGAAATGTGCTACCAGTACCAGATAATTTAACATTCTTGTTTTTGTTGGTATTTTTTACAGTAACGTTTTTAGTCTTAGATTTAGCCTTTATAGCAGCACAAATTTCATCCTTACGCATGTCCCGGGTGGTGGGACCATTTTTAATTCTAAAACTGAGAATACCAATTTTACGTGCAAGAGTTTTGAGTTCATCTCTAGACATACGATCACACTTCTTTCCATCAATCTTGAGTGCGTTGATTTGGTTGTTTGTTAAAGGTGCTTTGCGTTTTACTATAGGTTTGGTCTTTTTAGGAGGAGAAACCTTGGTCTTGGTCTTGCGCTTAGCCTTTGTCTTGCGTTTGGTCTTGTCTATTTTAACATCTCCATCTCTATAAAATTCACGGATTAATGGAGTTACAGCTTTGTATGCATTTTCCATGATAGCGGGTGACTTGGCACCTATGATTTGTACGGTGCCAGACTTACTAATATTGAGTGTGTACCCTTTCATGGTGACATAGAGCATAGGTGAAAGTTCTGGTTCATAAGTGGTAGATCCGTATTTCGAAAATTTCATTTGCATACGAGTGAGATTTGTGAATATCCCGTTTATACTAAACTGACCACTGAGATTGTTATACTCGATTGGACTGTAAAGGAATGGTTCTTTTTGTGTGTAATTATCTACGATAAATCGACGAATGAGTTCAGGTTGGTTTGTAATGTTTGTACCAACAAATCCATTACGGAAAAGTATTTTACCATTCCTATAAATATTGCAGAGTCCACCTTGACTATTCACACCATCCGAAACGGTCACCATAATTTGTACACTGGCGAAAGGTTTGTTAATACTTCCTTTTGGACCACCTTCTTTGGTATGAGAAAATCCAGTTTTAAACTGACCATAAATACCCTTTATCTCTTTTGTGTCTATATAAAGACCCTGACCGATAGGTATTTTACCGAGTGGTTTTTTCATTAGAATTGGTAAAAGGTCCAAACGAACTTCTTTACCAAATGATTTATTAATAGTGCCAACGAACAATCCAGGTTTCAATGGAGAGATTTCTAGATCAGTGAGGGCCCCAAATTCATTGATTGTATTTGGGTTCATCTCAGCGAGACCCTTTTCAAACGCGGCTTCGTTGATAGGAGTGAGATTCATGTTGTCAAATTCACTTGTATTTATGGGTTCTCTTAATGCATTATTTACTAATTTGTCCACATTAACGTCCGCAAATTCATTTTCCAAAGGAGAGTTATTTTCGAACTGTGCGAAACGACTCCGTCTAGGGGGTGGAGGAGGGAGAGCTCGTGGACCTGGGAGGGGTCTCTGGAGTCTCTGGGGTCTCTGGATTAATTCGGGTCTAAGAGGTTCACGAAAACCCGCAGCCCTCATGCGAGCTTCACGGTCTTGCTCTCTCTGTCTTCTAAACATATCCGCCTCAAGTTCCTGAGCGAAGTTATTGTTTGAGTTAGAGTCTGAGCTTTGTACATCGACACCGGATTGCCTGACAAATTCTTTGACCGACTGGCTCATATTACTATTTGTAAGGATTTTTTTTAATGATTATTGCCTGTCATCAACTGATCTTCAATCAAGTCGATACCAAATATAACTGGTTGGACGGGGTATTGCCTGCCTCTATACGAGACAGATTCATTCCTAACCTCGATATCATAAGAACTGAATGGTCCCACGTAGAAATCTTCATGAAACTTATGCTGACCCAAATTGTTGTTTTTACAGTGTGTATTAAACGCAGCCACAAACAAGTTTTGAGGCACATACTGATCCTTACCCTTGTCGACAATTGTGGATTCCAGAAAGTGAATCAGAGAGTTTGCAACCTTCGCAACCTGCATCTTGATAATTTCAAAGTATTTCGGTACGACATCCCAAATATCTTCATCACCATATTTGTTCCTGTAATCTATATAAGCCCTAATACATTTATGTAAAATGTTGGGTAGTTCGTGTTTAAGTTTTTCGTCTAGGCGAGGATCTGCGTGTCTTACTTGTTTGCTGAAGTTCCATGGTAAAATACGGCGTAGAACAGAACCCGAATTATCTTTCCATCCTGGGACTTCATTACCACCAAGAACTCCTGGGACCTTCCACTCTGGTATCTCTTCAGCTGGTTTATTCTTAACTGCAACAGATACGTTTTCACCTGAAACGAGAGACTGAAACTCCGCCTGTTCTAAAGCGAGATCTCCCTTCACCTCTGGTGCGATAAACATGAATGCATCTTTGATTGAAGAAAGACCAAACTTCTTCTCGATATTGTTCGATAGGGTTCGTACATCCTGGTTTTCATAGAAATTCTTGAAAACCTTAGTAATTAACGTAGATTTACCCGATTTAGCGATACCCTTGAAGAATGGGATAATTTGCCACGAATCCAGTTCTCCAACATTATAACAGAGACGACCACCCATAACATACGCCCAGTTGCAGACTTCCTCTTCAAACTTCTGATACTGTAAAACTTTGTCAAAGTTTGGTGTTGGAATGTCTTGCCACCTTTCTAGATCCGGAAATTCATTGAATTCCTGATCAAAGTATTTGCAAGAAATAACAGTTGGATCTAATACAGCAAAGTCATTGCTATCATACGGGTAGAATTTACACTTGTAAAAACCTTCCTCGGGGTCATTTGGATTAGTGGGTTCCCACTCCTTACCTACAAATACACCATTCTTAAAAGACCAAACATGACGCCTCTTCTCAATATCCGGAAACTGATTGTCATTGCATTTAGAAATATTGTCGATAACTTCCCTGAAAATACTCCCCTTACTCGTAAAGTTTTTCCACATCTCAAAATTGTCATCTTTGTTGGCTAATGAATACACGAATTTCTCGATAGTCATTTTTGGTTCCCATGCCCTTGTATTGTATCCTTCCTCCGTTTTGTGTTCTTCACAACACTGACCCTTATATCTACGGTATTTGGCTTTTTCAAGTTCAGCAAGAGTGAAAATAAGACATTTTTGGAGGGGTATAGAATTATCTAAATCATCATCACACATAGTTGAGGCATCAAAAAATGAGTTTGTCTGTGGCAGTGCAGTTGGATTTGCAATACGTTCATACGCAGTATAGTGTCGACGTATGTTATCATATCCATCTTTGAGTTGCTTTAGGACATTATGAATTCGCATAACTAGAGTTGTTCCCTCATCATCTTCTTTCGTTTGAAGATTGAGAGCTTTCACTCTACCTTTTAAATCTACCAGGAAGCGTCGTTGCTTCTCACGAATACCCTTAACAGCTAGGATGTCGATTCTACCTACAATTGGGTTGTTATTCTCATCATAATTACCTTCATGGATAAATTGCCTATATCCAAGTTCGCGAGCATTTCTGAAATCTTCTGTCCTGAGATCCCAGTAATTCTCAAAATTGACGACAATATTTCTTAAGGCATCTTCATTCATCGACTGGATACTCTGTTTTTGAAGCTCTGCCAGCGCTTCGTAACGATTTGGTTCCTTGTCGATGAAGTGAGTAATGTCCATTTCTATTATTTAGAATTTTCTCTCTAATTAATTTTTCAACTCACTCAAAATTTTGATGAGTATTTTATTTTGCATTTGAAGTTGTTGAGTGATACTCACCAGAGCAGTACATACAGTGTCACCATCTTCAGTGGCGAGTAGTGAAGTCATCAAGGTCGCGACATCGACACCATCATCTTCAAACATCTCATCATCTTCATCCCCCATTTCATCCAATTCATCAACTTCATCCTCAGTCATAGAAATTTCCTCGACAGTGTCAGACTCTGTCTCATACTCAGATTCGGGTAGGGGTACGGGTACGATTTCACCCTCCTCAATTTCTTCAGGCTGTTTTGACATTTGATTTAGACTAAGAAAAATTGGATCGCGAAATTTCGCACATTTACCCAAAATTATTTTCTCTGCCTATAGTACAACAACTCTCAAAATGGCTGGCGGTCTTATGCAACTCGTCGCTTACGGGTGCCCAGGATGTCTACCTTACCGGTAACCCTGAGGTAACTTTCTTCCAGGCGAAATACAAGCGCCACACTAACTTCGCGATGGAGAACATCGAGCAGACCGTCAACGGTACTGCCGCCAACTCCGGCCGCGTCTCCGTCACCGTTGCCCGTAACGGTGATCTCGTCGGTGACATGTACATCGAGCTTGAGTCCGATGAGGACACTACCACCACCACTGCCGCGGCTGATTGCAACTGGGTTGCCGAGCGTGCGATTAACAACGTAGAATTATCAATTGGAGGACAGCGCATTGACAAGCACTACCAGAAGTGGTGGCGCATGTACTCCGAGCTTTACCTTGACGAGTCCAAGAAGGCCACTTGGGGTAAGATGACCACCGCGAAGGACGGCAAGACTGTCTACCTCCCTCTTATTTTCTTCTTTAACAGGAATCCTGGACTTGCCCTCCCACTAATTGCTCTGCAGTACCATGAGGTGCGCATCGATTTCGATTTAGCGTCTAACTTCGACACCTACCTCAATACCTCCGTCTTCAAGGTGTGGGCCAACTACGTCTACCTTGACACTGAGGAACGTAGGCGTTTTGCCCAGAAGGGTCACGAGTACCTCATTGAGCAGGTTCAGCACACCGGCACTGACACTGTTACCGCTGATGGTGGTACCAAGCAGGTCCGCCTCTCCTACAACCACCCCGTTAAGGAGCTCGTATGGTGCTTCTCCAACACCCAGACCAACAACGGTATGTGGAACTTCACCACCGCGTCTACCGATGCCAACATCGTGCTCGAATCCGACCCCTCGCTCGCTGCGCACCACTCCGGTGCGTCTAACTGTTTCGTTTCCACCAGCACCGTCGGTGTCCCCCAGTGTGTGTATGGTAAGGATGGGTCCTCCTCCATCTTCACCGAGGAGAACGTCGGTCCCCTCGCCACCTTCAAGCTCATCCTCAACGGTCAGGACCGTTTCAAGGAGCAGAAGGGCAAGTACTTCAACCAGGTCCAGTCCTACAACCACCACACCGGCTCCCCCTACCCCGGTATCTACTCGTACTCTTTCGCGCTCAAGCCCGAGGAGCACCAGCCTACCGGCACTTGCAACTTCTCCAGGATCGACAACGCGCAGGTCCAGGTTGTCACCGCGGGTACCACCAACAACGCGATCTCCATGCACATGTTCGCCACTAACTACAACGTCCTCCGCATCCAGTCGGGTATGGGTGGCCTTGCCTTCTCCAACTAAATGCCCATACGTGGTATTTTAGTAAATAATTAAAAAATAAAACTCATTTTTAAAATGCACAGTACCAATGCTGTTTAAAAATGATTTAGTGTGTGTCCATGAAGAATACAGGGTCCTCTAGAGAACCAAATGAAGGTGAAGGTGTTGTTATAGGTGTATCGTACCCTCTTTGA